GGAAACGCGCAGGTACATGGCAAAGATCGTCGCCACGATAAACAGGGTGCGCTCGTACCTCGGGTCCTCGGTGGCCAGCAGCTCGGCCGTCTCCAGCACGAAGTCCCACTGCAGCGAGGTCAGGATGCGGGTGTCCTGATTGTCGGTGTTGCGTTCTTTGTATTTGCTCTTTTGCTTCACCGCGCGGAACGGGTTCTGCTCGCAAAAACCTTCGTCGATGGCGTGCTGGAAGAAGCTGCCGCACACCGCGAAGATCTGCGCGATAGAGCCTTGCGCCAGTCGATAAGCGTCCTGCTGGGCGGGCCGGTTTTGCTCTTGGGCGCGCTTGCGTTCTTCTTTGGCGACGGTCTGGCTGAACGGGCGCCAGTCGGGGTTGAGCACAAAGGTATCGGTCGCGTTTTTTTTGCGCGCACCGATGCGGTTGAAGCGGGATTTCACCACCGGACCGACCCAGGCAGGGTCGGGCGCCAGGCAGAACTCCATGAAGCTCTCGGCCTGGGTGCGGCGCATGGCGAGCAGGGGTGTGCGGGATTTCACCAGCGTCCACAGCAGCAGGCGTTCGACATGAGTACGGTACGAGTTGAACGTGGACTCATTGCCAGCGTAGGACTTGAGAAAGCTGCGCACGGCGCGATAGCCTTCGATGGCTTGGGTCTCGGCAGGGAATTGCTCCAGATATTCCCGGATGGCGGGAAGCTCTTCCTTTAAAGAGCTGAAATTGAGCTCGCCGAACTTCGCGTAGGTTTCGAACAGCGGATGAGGTGACAATGGCGCGGGCATGAGAATTCGCTTGCTGGCAACGCGGGAGGTGGCACGCATGATCGTGCAGCTCGGGCTTATATGCAATATCCGGGTCTGACAGTTATCGGATATTGCATTTGTGGCGGGGGGTGTGCTACTGCCGGGCATTAAACCCTCGGTCCATTAAGCGATTGTGCCGGCTGGCTCAACACTATCCAGCGTTAAACGGTGTGTGAACGGGCTGTTTTAAGTGAGTTGATTCACGCTAGTGCCTGTTTCGACGAGTTTTCTGCTGAGAAAGTACAACCATCCGCAGCTATGTTGGCTGCCCAAACCCCCGTATTTGCTGGGTTCGGTGGTGCTTTCGGTGCAGGGATGGGCAACTGCGGTGGGTCAGCGAGACGCTCTAGTTTGGCCGAAGCATCTGGATGGTCGATCTGGATGTTAGGTGGAGATCTTGGGAGGCCGGCTTGCCGACGGCTGAGACCGATTGATTGCCAGCCTGAGCCCGGGCCTGCGGTTGCCGTGCCTTTAACTGATGTCGGGTACTCACAGGGTGGTCATGTTGTGAAGAATGACTGTAGTTGGCTATGCCCGAGCTTCAGACTGTGCCTGTGCCTGTGCATTGGCGATGCGCTGAAGATTCGGCCCTGATCAGTGGCCGTTGATGGTTGATCAGCGTTATTAGAAAGCCACGCAGCAAACGACCAGTCGCTCAACGTGGTTGCGGTGTTCAGCAAATGACCGGATCTGTGTCATGCAGACGGAACGGCGCTGGTTGATCAGCGCCGATGTAGCGGTGAACGGAAAGCAGGAACGTACATGGGCGAGATCGAAAACGCTTGGGTCGAGCGCATTGAGATAGCCAAGATCAGGATGCTGAGCGAGACGGGCTTGAGGGCTGTGGTGAAATGCGCCCGCCAACCATCCTGACAACGAAACATCTAGTTACGCATAATTTCTGTGGCGTTATGGTACTTGCGGCCACCGGCCAGAATCAGCCGCGGGGAAAATCGCCCCGCGCCCCGCGGTTGATTTAGCCATAACGTCCATTATGCGAGGCCCCACAAGCCTCTTAGAGCGCTTTTCCCATCAAACCCTTCCCCGATCCCTCTCAGGTCAAGGGCCGCGTCCCCGGCTTGTCGTGACACGCTTTACCGTCGCGTCAAACGGAGACCCGGAGCGTAGCGAACCCTTTACCAGCCCCTTACCCCTTTAACCTCCGCAAGGGTGCCTGGATGTGCTTCACCGTCCAGGCTCCCGCCGCTCAAGCAAAGGGCTTGCCCCCGGAGGGGCTTTTGATTCATCGGGTGTGAGGATGTAGCAGGCTCCAGCGGTCGGGCGACCTTCAGCCTGTTTTGCGGCCAAGATGCGCACCATTGCCTGTTGGCATAGCGCTTCTGTTGGCTTCTCTGCGGCGATCTGAGGCTTTCCCTCGATCATCATGACGAAAATCCATTTTGCGAGCATCGCGCTTCCTGCGATTTTGGAGCTGACGGGGTGGGGGTACCTGTAACACCCCCACTTTGGTATGCAATCGCATACTTTTCTACTTCAACGTTTCCTGCTCGAAGCTTTGTAGAACCCCTCTCAATACAATCCTTGCCATGGATTTCATGTCGTCAGGCAGCAAGTCAAATCGGTGAAATAGTGCCCTTAGCTCCTCCGAAACGTGCCTTTCAGACTCCTCCATCACAAGCTCATCTGCCGAGATTCCCAGTGCTCTAGCGAGGGCTCCGATCCGATCCCCCGGCGGTGGTTGAGCTCCTGCCTCATATTTCTTGTATGTCGATAGTGGAATCCCTGCGATAACAGCCACTTGCGCTTGCGTTAAACCCTTGTCTTCTCGGGCTTTGCTGAGATTTTCACCGATGTTCATCATTTCGCCGCTCTGAGGTGCTTCTTCGTCCACAGATGCTATTTCCTGTATAAAAAACCATAGATCGGATTTGGAACCAGATGGGACCACATACGGCTTGACTGGTTCGGCCCATATCCTATACCTTTGTGTCTCGGATGTGGGTCTTGACAGGATTCTCGATGTTTTACGATTGGATTAAAGCGTTTCAGGATTATGACTACGACCTACCTAAGGTCGGGGATGTCATTACCCGTCGCTTCGACGTCGACACGGATGAACTCCTGTCCACCAGCGTTCCGGCTTTTTTTGCCGAGGGCAGTTACTCGACGAGCTTTCGAATTCACGTTTGTGGCCGCCGCATCACTGTCGATGGCAACCCCTCTCGGCTTAACCGTCTTGACAACGTCTTCGGAATTCCTGACCTCGACGGCTGCATGCGCGTTATCAACTCGCTGCTTGCTGAATATGGTCTTCCTCCGATGACCAAATGCAAGACCATTCAGCGTCTGCAGGACGGTGCCATATCTGCTGACGGGGCAGTTTTTCAGCGCCTCGATCTGACCTCCAACTTTTATGTAGGGCAGGGCAATGAACGATCTTACTTACGCGGTATATCTAGCCAGCGTTACCGTAATTCCATTGCTTATTTGTACCCTGACGGGAATACCTGCGTTTGGACGCCTAAAGGTGGTGAAAAGGCTGGTCGCCTTGTTTACCCCGGCAACTATGCTAAAGCTGCTGAGCTTGATGCTCACCTTCTTCCGCGAGTTAAGCGCACCTTTGGCGAGGATTCTGAGGAATACGGATATGTCACCACACTTCGCGATTGGTGCCGTTCTGTTGGCATGGTTCGTTCGGAAATTAAATGTCGTGCTGAGTTCTTGAAACGAGAAGGCCTCCAGCTTTGGGGCCTATTTGATGAATCTAAATTAGTGGAAATCCATAGGGGTTTTCTTATGATCGGCGAAAAATGTGAAATCAATAACTTTGACGTTTTGACTGTCAAGGATGAATTGCTTGCGAAAAATATCGTTGGTTCAACAAAGGCAGCTATGACCACTGCTGGTTACGTTGCGCTTTGGCAGTGCGGTCAGACCTTCGACTTTGAAAAGTCTGCGGTCAAAAAGCACCGTGCTTTGTTGCGGCAGCTTGATATCGACATCAAGATCCCTTTTGATGCTACTCGCCATGGCGTTGTTTTTATTCGCAATGTGCGTGAAGTCGAACGTCGATTTGAAACTCCTGTTCCTTCGTTCTACCGCCATGCTGTTGTGCCGCGTCACCTCCAATTGGTGGCAGCATGAAGCGTGTAAGCCAACAGGGTAAGACTCTTTCGCCTAGCCAGAAGCGTCACTTAGCCTTCCAGGCTCAGATTAAGTTCATGACTGTTTCTCCTCTGCGCGCCGAGGTTGATGAAACCCTTCGTCAGATGGCCGAAATGAAATCCCAAGGGTTCCGTGCTGAGCCTTTAAACAAAGTGATTGAGCGAAAGAAGGGTACACCCTCAATTTCTGAGTGGATGGGCTTCTGATGGATAAGTCTGATTATCAACTTCTGCGCTGGTCTGTGGAGATGCACATTGCTGAGTCCATTGGTGAATCTAATTCTGATGGTGTTGCTGTTCGTGAGCTCACTAATCGTGTTATGGGCGAATTTGTTAAAACTCTGGCGGCTTCACAAGTTAAGCAGTCTGCCTCCAAGCGAGCTTTTTTTACGTTTAGACGAGATAGACAATCCATTACGCCCAGTTGGGCATTACGCAAACCGGGCACAGATTCCCGACTCCCTCGTATCTAAGGAGATTAATTCATGAAAATTGCATTTGGTCATATCCAAGACGTACTTGATCGCGGTGAAGGCGATAAGGCCTATTCCATTATCGGTCTCGGTGTCACCAATAAGAACCGTAACGGGTTTGACGTCACCACAGTTATGGAATTCCAAATCCGTGGTGAGGATTACAAGAAAGGTCTCCAGAACGTCTATCGCCAGTTGAAGGGCACTGAGGTTTATGCGCCTTACAGCGACGAGATCGATACTTATTACAAAGATAACCCGCGCATCCGTTATAATCTTCAAGGCCCTCCGCTGCGCCTTGCAGAACAGCGCCCTGTTCAGTCCGCTCCCGCTCAAAAACTTGCTGGGGCCTGAATAAGTGCCCACTCAACCCGTATTGGTGTGCAGCCAGTTTACCCAAACTGCTGACGGAGTGACGAATTGCACCTCTCAAGGCTGGGTGGACACTTATGTTTTAACACCTGATATGCAGGCTCAAATTGAACTTGTTGTTCATGGTGGCTTTGACCCAGACGCCTTCACCTTTTACTTTGGAGCGACATTGTTGCTCTTCGCAACTGGTTTTAGTGTCGGGATTATCATTTCCCAAATCCGAAAAATTCGCAGAGGTTAAAATGTTCAAACTTTTCCGTAATGCTTCCATCGTTGCTGCCGGTGCCGTCGTTTCTGCCGGTGCTTTCGCCGGTGCAATGGACTCCGCTGCAACTGCAGCAATCGAAACCGCTCAGGGTTCCGGCGAAACTACTGGTGCTGCTGTTGTCGCCTGCGTAGCTGCTTTGTGCGTCGTCGGCATCGTTCTGTCGATGATTAAAAAGGTCTGATTCCAGGTGATATGGACCGCGCTGGTTGCTGTGATTATGGCCAGCGCACTGGTTTCAGGTATCCGGTGCGCTGAATACTTGTAACTTCAGCCCCCGGAAACGGGGGTTTTTTTATGTTTGCCAAATACACACTTTCTGTTCTTTGCTTGATCGCTGGTTCCGTCATTTTCTTATTTGCGTTAAATGCCAGCGCAGCTGACTCTTACACGTATTGGCGTGTTAACAACCATTTCCCGAGTACTCCAGAGGAGGCTTGTTCGTTTGTAAACACCCCATATTCTTTTGAACGTTTTGAAATGACTGGTGCCAGTTCAGGCAACTGCATCTTCAAAAACCCTTCAAATGGACTTACACAAGAAACTCCCATTTCTCGCACCATAGTCAGTTGTCCCGATGGTCAGCACGTTGAAAAGACCTGGACTCCTCCTGACTGCAACTGGGGTGAGCCTCCTGTCTCAAAAAACGATGGTGAAGTTTGCGATGACCAATCGGGCAGTTCTGGCCCAGATGACCCCATGATCTTTAGCAAATCCGCTGGCAAGTGCGTCCTTTACTCTGAATCCGACGACCCCGCTACCTGTGCCTATTTGGGCTCCAAGTCCGGTCCCGGATCAGCCTACACCGTCGCCGGCAACTGGGACGGCGGAAGCCCTAGTGCGCCTCCTGTATTTGCACAAGACGGCCTGAGCTGCGAGGTCGCCACTGTCTCTACGACCGACTGCGTTGCTAAAGGCACATCCGGCGCAGTCCAGTGCAATGTCATAGGCAAGTACTCGGGCAAGGTCAGCAATAAAACGAACGTCGTCGACGCAAAAGACGCCTCCTGCGCAGGCGGAACCTGCGAGCCCATCTTGCCAACCAGCAACACTAAGAACGATCCATGCGTATATAGCGGAGGAGGTGACTCTGTTTCTTGCACTTCCAACACTGAAACATCAAAGGATGGCACTCAGAAGTGCGGCTCAGTAAATGGCGTCATGACCTGCTTGACCGTCCCACCTTCAAGTAACGGAATTAAAATTGATTCCACTGTCAAGACCATTCCTGATCCCGACGGCGGTAAAACCTCTGTTAAGACTGACAACGCAACCAAAACAACTTGTACCGGCATAAACAAATGCTCCACTTCTACATCAACCACAACAACCACCACCAAAACTAATAGTTCAGGCCAAACTACATCTGTTCAAACTGGTTGCAAGGGAACTTGTGGCTCAACTGGCACAGGCATTACCCCCGGTACACCCTCTGGCAATGGTGACGGAGAAGGCGAGGAGGGTGGTGGTGACTGTAAGTCCGAGGACTGTGGTTCAGGTGGTGCAGGCGATTTGAAAGACCCTGACAATGGCTCGTTTGATGGTCAGGGCTCAGACTGGGACAAGAAGATCGAGGAGTCTAAGACCAAGTTTAAAGACGGACTTGCCAAGATGAAGGGCGCTTTCAGTCCCATTTCCGATGTCCAACTTGGTTCTGGAGGTGGCCAGCTTTATTGTCCTCCTGCCGTAACTGTTCTTGGCCATTCCATTGAGTTTTGCCTTGATAAATACACCGAGTCTCTCTCATGGGTTGCTGCGGCTATTTACGCTGTATGCGCAGTTTTTGCCCTACTTATTGTCTTTGGTTGAGGAGCTAAATAATGGATGCAATTATTTCGTGGATGGGAAGTGTTACTCACTTCTTCCAAGCCGTCTGGGACTTTATGGACTCAGGCATTTACGATTTCGTCAAAGGTCTTTTAGTAGTTGTCACTAAGGCTCTTATTTGGAGCTTCATCGAATTCAAAGTCATGATGCTGGACGTCGCTTACACCGTCGTTCAGGAAATTATTAACGACACTGGAGTTGCTGCGCTAGTTAAGTCCGCTTGGGGCAGCATTCCCGGAAACGTCCAAGCAACGCTTTCGTTCTTCAAAATTCCGCAGGGCCTGACCCTTATCTTCTCTGCCATCCCCACACGATGGGCGATGAAATTTATACCCGGGGCATAACATGGCAATCAAAATTCATCACGGCCCCAATGGGTCCTACAAAACCTCTGGCGCAGTCTGGGACGATGCTGTTCCTGCAGCAAAAGAAGGTCGCACCATCATTACCAACGTACGAGGGATGTCCCGTGCCCGTTTCGAAGCTCTTTTTGATGATCTCCCTGATTCTTTTGATGTTATCTGGATTAGCCATGAATCAACCGAGGGCATGGAACGGATTAGAACTTGGTTTCAATGGGCTCCGCGAAACGCCTTTCTGATCTTCGACGAGGCGCAAGTTATCTTTCCAAGCAAGTGGACAGATAAGTTTGTTGAGAAATTCGACTATCCGGGCGGTCCCGACAAAGCCAAGGCAGACGACAAACCGACAGATTGGCTCTCAGCCTGGACGATGCACCGTCACTTTAACTGGGACATCGTTCTTACGATGCCTAATATTAAGTACTTGCACAGCGATATCCGCCACACTTCCGAGGCCGCCTACCAGCATTCAAACTTGGCGCTTCTCGGTAAGGTGATGAAAAAACTCTCTGGCAAAGATTATAAAGAGGCGATGCACAGCGCTCAGGAAAACAAGGCACCAACAGACGGTTCCAATATCGTCGCACTTAGGAAAATCGACAAACGGGTATTTGAATTATATGACTCAACAGCAACCGGACTTCATCGCGACACCATGGCGGGCAAAAACGCCCTCGCGTCTCCGCGCGTTCTTGGCCTCATCGTTGTTTTACTGCTTGTTGTTGCGTACGCTTTCTGGCGTAACGATGGCAATCCGTTCCACAATCCCTTGTCTATCGGCGGTGCTAAAACCGGTGCTCCGACTGTTCAAGCACCTGTTCCTCAAAGTCCTCAGCCGGTTATTAACCTTGATCCTGTTCGCGTTTCTGATCAGCAAAACCCTCCACCTCCTAGTGTGAACAGCGACCCATTTGCGACTTTTGATATTGTCATTAAGGGCAGCTTGGGCAATGAGCAACAAGGCACTCTGTATGCTTTCCAACTCACGAAAGATGGCCGTTCTCTTATGCAGACCTCACGACAGTTGGCTTTGGCCGGCTACGGCATTATCTCGCAAGGCCCTTGTGTAGCTCAGTTGACTTACGCCGGTGGCTCCAGGACTGTCCTGTGCTCTGGTTCATCGACCAACGGAGGCGGAGAGCGGCTCGGTGCAGAGCGAGCCGCCGCCGTTGGTCAGCCTCGTTTCGTTGCCTCACAAGCTCGACAACAGGCGGAAACTTCAACAACAGCGGCCCACAAGGGCGTTCAATACACCGTTGTCAACGACTCCAGCCGAGGGCAGCGCACGCTGTTAACCGCACAATGACCCGATCCGATATCCGCCTTTGGTGTCTCTTGTTTGCTGGCTGGGCCATTGTCTTTGGCTGCTATTGGTGGGCTTTTCAAAACCCAGCACTCACCCCACCGTACTGAATCAGAGGGTTCGCATAATTTCTGTGGCGTTATGGTACTTGCGGCCACCGGCCAGAATCAGCCGCGGGGAAAATCGCCCCGCGCCCCGCGGTTGATTTAGCCATAACGTCCATTATGCGAGGCCCCACAAGCCTCTTAGAGCGCTTTTCCCATCAAACCCTTCCCCGATCCCTCTCAGGTCAAGGGCCGCGTCCCCGGCTTGTCGTGACACGCTTTACCGTCGCGTCAAACGGAGACCCGGAGCGTAGCGAACCCTTTACCAGCCCCTTACCCCTTTAACCTCCGCAAGGGTGCCTGGATGTGCTTCACCGTCCAGGCTCCCGCCGCTCAAGCAAAGGGCTTGCCCCCGGAGGGGCTTTTGATTCATCGGGTGTGAGGATGTAGCAGGCTCCAGCGGTCGGGCGACCTTCAGCCTGTTTTGCGGCCAAGATGCGCACCATTGCCTGTTGGCATAGCGCTTCTGTTGGCTTCTCTGCGGCGATCTGAGGCTTTCCCTCGATCATCATGACGAAAATCCATTTTGCGAGCATCGCGCTTCCTGCGATTTTGGAGCTGACGGGGTGGGGGTACCTGTAACACCCCCACTTTGGTATGCAATCGCATACTTTTCTACTTCAACGTTTCCTGCTCGAAGCTTTGTAGAACCCCTCTCAATACAATCCTTGCCATGGATTTCATGTCGTCAGGCAGCAAGTCAAATCGGTGAAATAGTGCCCTTAGCTCCTCCGAAACGTGCCTTTCAGACTCCTCCATCACAAGCTCATCTGCCGAGATTCCCAGTGCTCTAGCGAGGGCTCCGATCCGATCCCCCGGCGGTGGTTGAGCTCCTGCCTCATATTTCTTGTATGTCGATAGTGGAATCCCTGCGATAACAGCCACTTGCGCTTGCGTTAAACCCTTGTCTTCTCGGGCTTTGCTGAGATTTTCACCGATGTTCATCATTTCGCCGCTCTGAGGTGCTTCTTCGTCCACAGATGCTATTTCCTGTATAAAAAACCATAGATCGGATTTGGAACCAGATGGGACCACATACGGCTTGACTGGTTCGGCCCATATCCTATACCTTTGTGTCTCGGATGTGGGTCTTGACAGGATTCTCGATGTTTTACGATTGGATTAAAGCGTTTCAGGATTATGACTACGACCTACCTAAGGTCGGGGATGTCATTACCCGTCGCTTCGACGTCGACACGGATGAACTCCTGTCCACCAGCGTTCCGGCTTTTTTTGCCGAGGGCAGTTACTCGACGAGCTTTCGAATTCACGTTTGTGGCCGCCGCATCACTGTCGATGGCAACCCCTCTCGGCTTAACCGTCTTGACAACGTCTTCGGAATTCCTGACCTCGACGGCTGCATGCGCGTTATCAACTCGCTGCTTGCTGAATATGGTCTTCCTCCGATGACCAAATGCAAGACCATTCAGCGTCTGCAGGACGGTGCCATATCTGCTGACGGGGCAGTTTTTCAGCGCCTCGATCTGACCTCCAACTTTTATGTAGGGCAGGGCAATGAACGATCTTACTTACGCGGTATATCTAGCCAGCGTTACCGTAATTCCATTGCTTATTTGTACCCTGACGGGAATACCTGCGTTTGGACGCCTAAAGGTGGTGAAAAGGCTGGTCGCCTTGTTTACCCCGGCAACTATGCTAAAGCTGCTGAGCTTGATGCTCACCTTCTTCCGCGAGTTAAGCGCACCTTTGGCGAGGATTCTGAGGAATACGGATATGTCACCACACTTCGCGATTGGTGCCGTTCTGTTGGCATGGTTCGTTCGGAAATTAAATGTCGTGCTGAGTTCTTGAAACGAGAAGGCCTCCAGCTTTGGGGCCTATTTGATGAATCTAAATTAGTGGAAATCCATAGGGGTTTTCTTATGATCGGCGAAAAATGTGAAATCAATAACTTTGACGTTTTGACTGTCAAGGATGAATTGCTTGCGAAAAATATCGTTGGTTCAACAAAGGCAGCTATGACCACTGCTGGTTACGTTGCGCTTTGGCAGTGCGGTCAGACCTTCGACTTTGAAAAGTCTGCGGTCAAAAAGCACCGTGCTTTGTTGCGGCAGCTTGATATCGACATCAAGATCCCTTTTGATGCTACTCGCCATGGCGTTGTTTTTATTCGCAATGTGCGTGAAGTCGAACGTCGATTTGAAACTCCTGTTCCTTCGTTCTACCGCCATGCTGTTGTGCCGCGTCACCTCCAATTGGTGGCAGCATGAAGCGTGTAAGCCAACAGGGTAAGACTCTTTCGCCTAGCCAGAAGCGTCACTTAGCCTTCCAGGCTCAGATTAAGTTCATGACTGTTTCTCCTCTGCGCGCCGAGGTTGATGAAACCCTTCGTCAGATGGCCGAAATGAAATCCCAAGGGTTCCGTGCTGAGCCTTTAAACAAAGTGATTGAGCGAAAGAAGGGTACACCCTCAATTTCTGAGTGGATGGGCTTCTGATGGATAAGTCTGATTATCAACTTCTGCGCTGGTCTGTGGAGATGCACATTGCTGAGTCCATTGGTGAATCTAATTCTGATGGTGTTGCTGTTCGTGAGCTCACTAATCGTGTTATGGGCGAATTTGTTAAAACTCTGGCGGCTTCACAAGTTAAGCAGTCTGCCTCCAAGCGAGCTTTTTTTACGTTTAGACGAGATAGACAATCCATTACGCCCAGTTGGGCATTACGCAAACCGGGCACAGATTCCCGACTCCCTCGTATCTAAGGAGATTAATTCATGAAAATTGCATTTGGTCATATCCAAGACGTACTTGATCGCGGTGAAGGCGATAAGGCCTATTCCATTATCGGTCTCGGTGTCACCAATAAGAACCGTAACGGGTTTGACGTCACCACAGTTATGGAATTCCAAATCCGTGGTGAGGATTACAAGAAAGGTCTCCAGAACGTCTATCGCCAGTTGAAGGGCACTGAGGTTTATGCGCCTTACAGCGACGAGATCGATACTTATTACAAAGATAACCCGCGCATCCGTTATAATCTTCAAGGCCCTCCGCTGCGCCTTGCAGAACAGCGCCCTGTTCAGTCCGCTCCCGCTCAAAAACTTGCTGGGGCCTGAATAAGTGCCCACTCAACCCGTATTGGTGTGCAGCCAGTTTACCCAAACTGCTGACGGAGTGACGAATTGCACCTCTCAAGGCTGGGTGGACACTTATGTTTTAACACCTGATATGCAGGCTCAAATTGAACTTGTTGTTCATGGTGGCTTTGACCCAGACGCCTTCACCTTTTACTTTGGAGCGACATTGTTGCTCTTCGCAACTGGTTTTAGTGTCGGGATTATCATTTCCCAAATCCGAAAAATTCGCAGAGGTTAAAATGTTCAAACTTTTCCGTAATGCTTCCATCGTTGCTGCCGGTGCCGTCGTTTCTGCCGGTGCTTTCGCCGGTGCAATGGACTCCGCTGCAACTGCAGCAATCGAAACCGCTCAGGGTTCCGGCGAAACTACTGGTGCTGCTGTTGTCGCCTGCGTAGCTGCTTTGTGCGTCGTCGGCATCGTTCTGTCGATGATTAAAAAGGTCTGATTCCAGGTGATATGGACCGCGCTGGTTGCTGTGATTATGGCCAGCGCACTGGTTTCAGGTATCCGGTGCGCTGAATACTTGTAACTTCAGCCCCCGGAAACGGGGGTTTTTTTATGTTTGCCAAATACACACTTTCTGTTCTTTGCTTGATCGCTGGTTCCGTCATTTTCTTATTTGCGTTAAATGCCAGCGCAGCTGACTCTTACACGTATTGGCGTGTTAACAACCATTTCCCGAGTACTCCAGAGGAGGCTTGTTCGTTTGTAAACACCCCATATTCTTTTGAACGTTTTGAAATGACTGGTGCCAGTTCAGGCAACTGCATCTTCAAAAACCCTTCAAATGGACTTACACAAGAAACTCCCATTTCTCGCACCATAGTCAGTTGTCCCGATGGTCAGCACGTTGAAAAGACCTGGACTCCTCCTGACTGCAACTGGGGTGAGCCTCCTGTCTCAAAAAACGATGGTGAAGTTTGCGATGACCAATCGGGCAGTTCTGGCCCAGATGACCCCATGATCTTTAGCAAATCCGCTGGCAAGTGCGTCCTTTACTCTGAATCCGACGACCCCGCTACCTGTGCCTATTTGGGCTCCAAGTCCGGTCCCGGATCAGCCTACACCGTCGCCGGCAACTGGGACGGCGGAAGCCCTAGTGCGCCTCCTGTATTTGCACAAGACGGCCTGAGCTGCGAGGTCGCCACTGTCTCTACGACCGACTGCGTTGCTAAAGGCACATCCGGCGCAGTCCAGTGCAATGTCATAGGCAAGTACTCGGGCAAGGTCAGCAATAAAACGAACGTCGTCGACGCAAAAGACGCCTCCTGCGCAGGCGGAACCTGCGAGCCCATCTTGCCAACCAGCAACACTAAGAACGATCCATGCGTATATAGCGGAGGAGGTGACTCTGTTTCTTGCACTTCCAACACTGAAACATCAAAGGATGGCACTCAGAAGTGCGGCTCAGTAAATGGCGTCATGACCTGCTTGACCGTCCCACCTTCAAGTAACGGAATTAAAATTGATTCCACTGTCAAGACCATTCCTGATCCCGACGGCGGTAAAACCTCTGTTAAGACTGACAACGCAACCAAAACAACTTGTACCGGCATAAACAAATGCTCCACTTCTACATCAACCACAACAACCACCACCAAAACTAATAGTTCAGGCCAAACTACATCTGTTCAAACTGGTTGCAAGGGAACTTGTGGCTCAACTGGCACAGGCATTACCCCCGGTACACCCTCTGGCAATGGTGACGGAGAAGGCGAGGAGGGTGGTGGTGACTGTAAGTCCGAGGACTGTGGTTCAGGTGGTGCAGGCGATTTGAAAGACCCTGACAATGGCTCGTTTGATGGTCAGGGCTCAGACTGGGACAAGAAGATCGAGGAGTCTAAGACCAAGTTTAAAGACGGACTTGCCAAGATGAAGGGCGCTTTCAGTCCCATTTCCGATGTCCAACTTGGTTCTGGAGGTGGCCAGCTTTATTGTCCTCCTGCCGTAACTGTTCTTGGCCATTCCATTGAGTTTTGCCTTGATAAATACACCGAGTCTCTCTCATGGGTTGCTGCGGCTATTTACGCTGTATGCGCAGTTTTTGCCCTACTTATTGTCTTTGGTTGAGGAGCTAAATAATGGATGCAATTATTTCGTGGATGGGAAGTGTTACTCACTTCTTCCAAGCCGTCTGGGACTTTATGGACTCAGGCATTTACGATTTCGTCAAAGGTCTTTTAGTAGTTGTCACTAAGGCTCTTATTTGGAGCTTCATCGAATTCAAAGTCATGATGCTGGACGTCGCTTACACCGTCGTTCAGGAAATTATTAACGACACTGGAGTTGCTGCGCTAGTTAAGTCCGCTTGGGGCAGCATTCCCGGAAACGTCCAAGCAACGCTTTCGTTCTTCAAAATTCCGCAGGGCCTGACCCTTATCTTCTCTGCCATCCCCACACGATGGGCGATGAAATTTATACCCGGGGCATAACATGGCAATCAAAATTCATCACGGCCCCAATGGGTCCTACAAAACCTCTGGCGCAGTCTGGGACGATGCTGTTCCTGCAGCAAAAGAAGGTCGCACCATCATTACCAACGTACGAGGGATGTCCCGTGCCCGTTTCGAAGCTCTTTTTGATGATCTCCCTGATTCTTTTGATGTTATCTGGATTAGCCATGAATCAACCGAGGGCATGGAACGGATTAGAACTTGGTTTCAATGGGCTCCGCGAAACGCCTTTCTGATCTTCGACGAGGCGCAAGTTATCTTTCCAAGCAAGTGGACAGATAAGTTTGTTGAGAAATTCGACTATCCGGGCGGTCCCGACAAAGCCAAGGCAGACGACAAACCGACAGATTGGCTCTCAGCCTGGACGATGCACCGTCACTTTAACTGGGACATCGTTCTTACGATGCCTAATATTAAGTACTTGCACAGCGATATCCGCCACACTTCCGAGGCCGCCTACCAGCATTCAAACTTGGCGCTTCTCGGTAAGGTGATGAAAAAACTCTCTGGCAAAGATTATAAAGAGGCGATGCACAGCGCTCAGGAAAACAAGGCACCAACAGACGGTTCCAATATCGTCGCACTTAGGAAAATCGACAAACGGGTATTTGAATTATATGACTCAACAGCAACCGGACTTCATCGCGACACCATGGCGGGCAAAAACGCCCTCGCGTCTCCGCGCGTTCTTGGCCTCATCGTTGTTTTACTGCTTGTTGTTGCGTACGCTTTCTGGCGTAACGATGGCAATCCGTTCCACAATCCCTTGTCTATCGGCGGTGCTAAAACCGGTGCTCCGACTGTTCAAGCACCTGTTCCTCAAAGTCCTCAGCCGGTTATTAACCTTGATCCTGTTCGCGTTTCTGATCAGCAAAACCCTCCACCTCCTAGTGTGAACAGCGACCCATTTGCGACTTTTGATATTGTCATTAAGGGCAGCTTGGGCAATGAGCAACAAGGCACTCTGTATGCTTTCCAACTCACGAAAGATGGCCGTTCTCTTATGCAGACCTCACGACAGTTGGCTTTGGCCGGCTACGGCATTATCTCGCAAGGCCCTTGTGTAGCTCAGTTGACTTACGCCGGTGGCTCCAGGACTGTCCTGTGCTCTGGTTCATCGACCAACGGAGGCGGAGAGCGGCTCGGTGCAGAGCGAGCCGCCGCCGTTGGTCAGCCTCGTTTCGTTGCCTCACAAGCTCGACAACAGGCGGAAACTTCAACAACAGCGGCCCACAAGGGCGTTCAATACACCGTTGTCAACGACTCCAGCCGAGGGCAGCGCACGCTGTTAACCGCACAATGACCCGATCCGATATCCGCCTTTGGTGTCTCTTGTTTGCTGGCTGGGCCATTGTCTTTGGCTGCTATTGGTGGGCTTTTCAAAACCCAGCACTCACCCCACCGTACTGAATCAGAGGGTTCGCATAATGTATATTATGTTAAATTATGTGTCTGGCTTTGTTCTGCATCCCGCGGTAACCAATACCTAAAATCAGATTTGCCTCTTGTCGCTCCTGACTAAAAAGGATACGGATCATGACAAAAAATAACCCTTTAATTTCAGGGCTTTGTGTAGGATTTTCCTAAATTATCTCCTGACTAACGTCGCGTCCTGCAAGCATAAATGGAGACCAAGCGTGTGCAGCATTTCGCTTAAAAAGAATAAATAGGGTAGAAAAAAGCTTTTGCTACACTGACTCTACGAGGCCCTTACCCCAAAGGTGGACGCAAATGCTAGGCCTGAATCTTATACCCCAACCTCTTTTCGCCGATGGCGGCTCTATGATTTGGTCGGCACAGCAATATTTCAGAGCCTATCCTGGCGTGCAGTCTTTCTTATGTAAATTCAAAGAATTCGATGTCGATAAGGATTTCACGAGCGCTCGGGAATTTCTCTCACTGCATAATCTACCCCTAAATACCTATAATTGTTATCGAGGTATTGTCGAAAAACTTCTTCTTTGGAGCTGGATCCACGCGAAGAAACCAGCACTGCAGTTAACGCGCCAAGACATCGCAGACTTCCTAGCGTTCTATAAGAATCCTCCACCTGATTGGATTGGTAACTCCCCTAGAACGCGATTCATCAACGACAATGGAGATTGGGATAGCAACCCGGACTGGCGACCAATGTGCATACGTCAGGCCTCGGGTGAGACCGTTGACGGTAACGTCCAGACTGCGTCCTATCAACCTAATCAGGATACCCTGCGACAGCTCCTGAGCATCTGTAACTCCTTCTACAAATTTCTATACATAGAGAGCATGTCGGATGGTAATCCTGTTGCTGCGGTAAGGCGGCAGGGGCGCGCATCCCACCGCGTCAAGCCTTCTAGGAACATCATCCGCGCTCAGCTCCTTGAGCTCATCATGAGACGGTTAGAGCGACAGGCTCTAGGTTCTCCTGATGGTGAGCGTACCCTCTTTATCATCGCAGCAGCTTTATACCTTTACCTACGAATTTCAGATCTAGGATACGATTACGGTCACTGTCCAACGATGAGCTCGTTCATTTTTGATGCTGGGACATGGTGGTTTATTCACTCAGACCGTAATCCCCCGGCTCGATCCCGAGTAAACGCGGCGTTTCTTCAGTACTTAACGCGTTACAGGGTTAGCAGGGGCCTCTCCCCACTTCCCGAGTCGAATGAGGACGAGCCATTACTGGAAACGGTCCATGGCCGTGGGGGACTCGGCCCCAGGTGCATCATAAAAACAGTCAAGTCATCCTTAGCAGAGGTTCATCGATCATTATTAGCAGATGGCTACGATGAAGCTGATCTTGAGGTAATCAAGTCGCTTACGCTTCGATGGTTCAGGGAAAGTGGCGCAAAACTCGACTCCGTAGGTCTCGAGCCTGTTGAGTTGGGTAAAGCGCTCGGCGGGGTCAATCCGGAGTACGTCTATAGTAGGTACTACTTAGAGTGACGTGCGTCGAATCGTTTTCGTGGAATGCAAGTCCTCAACACAATATAGGGCATATTCGATAATGGGTAGAACCGTATTTTGCGGTTATGTGGGAAATCGGTCAGAATGCTACGGTCTCTTTTTGCTTTTGATACGCGGAAAACTCTATGGCTGAGCTGATCCCACTGTTCGAATCCCACAGCCGATTCCTGCATCTGACCCATAACAGTCTCTCCCTCGAACAGCCGGTGGTCATCAGCTACCTCGAATCTTTTGACGCTGAGCTGCGCGCCATCGATGGATATAAAGCTGTTAAGTCCTTCCTTCGGTCTTATGAAGGAAATTCGGCGACCTACAACTCTTATCGTACTCACGTCGAGCGCTTGCTGCTCTGGACACTCCTGGTTTGCAAAAAGCCTTTGCTGGGAATGACTCGCCAGGATGGGGAACGGTTTATGGAGTTTTGCCTCAAGCCTCCTCCAGATTGGATAGGTCCAGTGGTCAAGGCCCGGTATCAACGTGTGGGAGGCAGAACCGCCAAGCCAACGGATACCTACGCTGTCAATCCGCAATGGCGACCATTCTTTCTCACCGTGAACAAACCGGATATCAAGCTTGCGCGCGAACTCAGTCAGGAGCCTGAATCTAGGCACTACAAGTTAAAACAGGATTCAATTGCCCAGGTTTTTGCTGTGTGCGGCAGTTTCTTCCAGTGGGCGGCAGACGAGGGTCTATCGAACACTGTTAACCCGATCCGAGCAATCAAACAAAAATCTAAATACAAGCAACGGGTTGTTGCTACCGAAAAGGCCAGGTCACTCACTGCGCTCCAATGGGATTTCGTGTTGGAGACAGCAAAGATCATGGCCAACCAAGACCCTCAGCTACATGAACGAACCCTTTTCATCCTGGCGACTATCTACTCGATGTACCTGCGAGTTTCAGACATCGTGGGACGGGACAACTGGGAGCCGATGATGAGCGATTTTCGAAAAGACGATCACGGTAACTGGTGGTTTCACGTCATCGGCAAGGGTAACAAGTCCGCTAGGGTCAGCGTCAAGGATGAGTACATAAATGTATGGATGGCCCGCTACAGAAGATATCTCGGAGTGTCGCCAGCCCCCTCCCCCAATGATCCTTTACCGCTTTTGCAGTCTCTCAAGGGCCGAGCAGGTTTGTCAGCGGGTCACGTCAGGAGCCTCGTTCAAGAGGTATTCGACAACGCCCTTATACGCATGCGGGCAGATGGATTTCCTGACGACGATGTTAAAAATCTGCGATCGGCTTCTCTTCACTGGCTGCGGCACACGTCCGCAACGGCAGACGCGAAGGTGCGAGACCACAAGGATCTGCAAGCGGATTTGCGCCATCAAAGCCTGGCGACCACTGTCGACACGTACTACAACAGCCGAGATGAAGCGCGGCATCGTTCTAACAAAAATCTAAGCATTGAAGATCGCTAAGGGGACATGAGCAGGTCCAGTTCCTAGAACTAGCGGTCCTCAGAATGCACCCGTTTATACTGGCGCAGTTTGCATTTCGGTAGCCTTCCGGCGTTGCTAAGCTCGGGCCCGAGCTTCAGGTTCAACATGAACGCGTCGGGGCTTGGAAGGCGGCGCGCGTCCTCTGCATAACCTTCCCCGTCTTCGGCGAGCAACGCATAGGACTCGTACCCAGACAGCCAGCCAGCCAGCCAGCCATCAATTCTTGCAGTCCTGAGTTCGCCATATCCACGTATTCTTGCGCCAGGGCTGTCGCGGCGCAATCGGTTGCGTTGGCAGTAAGACTGATCACGACTACCTACGGCTATATATCAGAGGCATCTCGGTGGTTCTTGCTAGGTAGCGTTTAATTACGCTGATGCCGTTACGTTGGACTTGAGGTGCCGCCATGCAGTGGTAAACTGACCAGGCATCCGACATAAGTTCGGAACAGCTATCGGAAGCAAAAGTCACGGTGGCCGAATGGGGGAAGTATCATTAGAATCAACCACGAGGGGTTTAATTGGCTCGAAATACCATCTTCATTTGGTGCTCCTTGCTGTGGGCTATGGCATTTATTTGCGGTGGACCTCGTTGACGGTGTCTTGCGGTTTAGAAGGCGAAATCCCAGCATACAAGATATAACCTGAGATGGAATCAATAGCTGTCGAGAGCCAGGCCAACCTCTGAGGAATGGCGGCCCTCTTGTCAACTATAATGACGATGTCTATGGGCGAATGATTCACTTGAACTTGCTTGGTATAACCTTTCATGAGTGGCGTCCTGATAGTGTTGTAGCAGGAAGTGAGAGATGAGTGGAGCCTGAAAACAAACGTTGAGCATAGTCCCGAGTCGTTTCTTGTCAAGTCTCCAAGTGGTCGGTTCGATCCCAAGTACTAAGCCGGCCTGAACGCCCATCGATTGTTTAACGTGGTTCGTTTTTTTTGGCTTTGGGGGTATATCGCTGCCACTGACTCAGTGAGCTCTGTGCATTTGGTGCACTAATAATGTGTTTGGATGAACTCATGCGGACGAACGGTGCCGCTGATTTTGTATGCCAATAAGAGCCAACTCAGTGTGCGCATATTAATGGAAAATTTACCCTTCGTTGTGCCGATATCCAAAAAAAACAGAGCAATCGCCAAGAGGGTCAGTGAGATGTCATGTTGCCTCGTTCCTTCTATGCGCTTAATCGGATGCAGTACATGCGGCGGGATTTGCGCGCGGCAGTCCCTCCTCGCCTAGGCGGGCTCAACCTTACCCAGGTGAACTTCAGCATCAAACACTTTTTCGGAGTGGACGCAATGCCGAGAGTCAGATTCGCCGAGTGAGTACACTTGTCCGCTGTCTACTGTGTGTCTCACACTCTGTGGGAAATTTTGTTCGTTCCGAAAAATTACCACTTTCACAAGCGGCTCCAGCCTCCAGCCTCCCGTGTTATTCACGTCCGCAGGGGTCGCGATGTAGGCGGCCTCGAGCCAGACATGCTCAGTACGCGCAAGTACGACGTCGGCCAATTCTGCCGCCGAGGGCAGCATCAGCATCGTGCGCATCTTCTCAGTCCCCAAATCCTGCACGACCTGTAGGTAATACCAAGGCCACAGCACTTCGTGCTCAACGTGGGCCCAAAACTGAACTCCATCCGCTCCGCTGGGCGCTGAGAATAATGCGGAGTGCTTGGTTGTTTTAAACAC